CCATGGCGGTTAAGCCGCCTTTCTACTAAGCCTGGGTGATCTTGCGAATCATGCCGCCGATTGCTGCAAAGGTTGAAACGTAGCCGTGGAAACTCATGGTTTTACCCAAAGTTGCTGGCGTGTCTACGCTAAGTAGGCCCTGAATGGACTCGTAAAATTCGTAAGCATCGCCTTGGCCTTGACCTACGCGGGTGATGATCATGGTCTTGGCAGCGAAGTTGCTGTCAACTACCAATTGCAATCCGAGTGGGGTGCCGTTCCATGATGTTGCACTTCCGCCGCCAAGTGCGTTTTGACCGGTAAGGCCTGCACCAATGAATGGGAATATTGGGCGGTTTGTTGTGTCAACAAGCTGACCAAGTTGTGACCAGACGTCAACCGATACAAACATGTGTGTCGGCATCCAGTTGCGGTTGCTTGAAATGTCGTTTGCTGCGTCATAAACGGACTTGAGCAAGTCGGCAACTGTTCCGTCCCAAACACCAGATGAGTTTGCTGCGGTAAGCAAATCGTCTGCTGCTTTGTTGTCAGATGCAATCATGTATTCGCCCATAAGGTCATTCAAAATAAGCGACATTGCTTCGGGGCTCGTGAACGAGATGTCTTGTGAACTCAAAGATACTTGCCCAGCCAGGGTAGTCTTGCCGATCGAATTGCTCGCAATGACCATTGTTGTTGCAGATACTGCAGACAATTCAGTTGATTGTGTTGCAACGCTGGTGTGCGTGGTGATCGTTGGACGAATGAATGTCTTTTGACGACCGTTGTCTGGGTAAGCGCGAGCACCAACTGCCTCGACTACTGGACGCAAGAAGTTCAGGTCTTGAACCAATGGCCCAAGTACTGGAACTGGCAAAAGACCAGGTGTGTCAGTCGTGAGTACGTCACCTGCAGCTGCCTGCAATGCGGTGCGCTGTGATGCGGTGTGTTCTGCTACTGCAGCGTTTATGTTCTTAAACGTGTCGCCACCGATGTGGTAAGCGGCCATGTATTCGCCTGCGCTTGGCAAAACGAACTCTTTTTTGGCTTGTGCAAAAATTGGCGCGGTTGGGATTGTTGCCTCAACTGCTGGTGCGGTTACTTCTGACATGGGTTCTATCTCCTGTTCTGGGACTACTTCTTCATTTAACACTACTTCTTCGGGCTCTTGGTGGATACTCGCTGCGACGGTGGCGATGTTGGCCATGTCACCGAACGCACCGATCGGAACGAGCGACAGCTCTGTCCAGTCGGCTGCTTCAATGATCATTGTGCCCGCTTCGTCGTATGAGAATTTGGTTGGGTTTACGCCAACAGATACTTGGTCAATCGTGCCATCGGCAGCCATGACTAGCGCGTCGTTGCCAAGGCTGGTTGCGCTGATTTTGGCGGTAAACAGCATTGCTTCATCTGTTGACAAACGTTCCTGAACTACGCCGACTGGCATGCTGGCGTTGTGGTACATAAAAAGACGGGGTGCTTTGCCCTCGACTGGCAATGAGCCTGGACGGAAGATCACTTGGGTGCCATCCGAAACAGTTGCCGGCACGTTGTAGGGAACAGCAGTTCCGCTAATGGTGCGTCGTGGTGCGTCGCCTTTGGCGGCGTCAAGTGTGAACTCTCCTGCGATTAGTTTGATCATGATGCGATCTCCTCTTGTGCGTTATCTTCAATAACTGTTTGTGTATTTTCCATCGTGTCGGCGAGGTAATTCTCCTCTAAGTACGATTCATAATCGAATGCAACAAAAGTGCCATTTGGAAGCACGTTGTTCATTGACAATGTTTCTGCAATTGCGTCTGCGTACATTTTCACGCCAAAAAATAGCAAGTCCATACGCGCGTTTTGTGATGAGGAATATGCGTACGACCCCGTAGATATTCCGAGCAAATATGGCGGCACGTTTCCGATACGGCCACCAGTTTCCAATGCGCTGTAGTTTGCAGACTCAATTAAAAGCATCTTGTCTGGTGACATTGTGGTTGGCTCGTAAGACAAGTATTCGTTTAGCGCTGCGGTCTGATTGGTTGCGCGCGCGGCGTTAAACGCTGCAGCAAGATCAGCAAGTTCTTGCGCGCTTAATGGTTCGCCACCAGTTTGCTTAAGTACGCCAGCAGGAATGCTTGATGATGCGTTGCGATTGCGCGCTTCTTGAATCTTTAGCGCGGTTTCAATAGCAGCCTGCGATGAGTAAACCAATCCTTGAGTTGGCGACAAGAATTGCACAAGGTTTGCAGGGTCAATTTCTCCACCTTGAAAATACACTTGCGAAGACGGGGCAAACCAAACAGGGCCAGCCTGATCGGTGGTTGTAACCGAGCCTGCAGGCAGTCGAGTGAACGATGCCGGGTATCCGTCAGCTGTGCGCGACGTGATGTACCAAAATGCGCGACCAAAGAAATAAAGATCGTCAAACGTCCACGACATTAGGAAGTTGTAATTAACGGTTGGGTCTGGGCGACGTAACCAACTACGAGGCGCAATATATTTGCGCTCCATTTCTTCTTCGTCTGCGTTCCAAACTTCGTTGTACATTCGCAATGGCATGCAACCAATTACTGATGCCAGCAAGTCGCGGCTCCTTGACAATGCAGGGATGCTTACCGCCGCCGCCCTTAATTCACCCTCTCGATAGGTGTAATACTGGCCGATCATGTTGACGCCGACATTTGACGACGAGTAACCAGGCGCGAAACCACCAGCTGCAGCCGCTTTTACTGGCGCAGGGCTAATTGCTGCCTTGTTTATTTTGCGATCAAATAATCCCATGTTCCTACTTTGCCATATAAGTGGCAACCGCACGAGACTTATCCGATTCCGACAAAAGGCAAGAACGTGCGGTCGCCGACGATAATGTTACTGGTTAACAGCCACCAGCATGGGTTTACCCGAGGTAACTGGACGGGCACACATGCCAATACCCCAGACCATTGTGCGCGCTAACTCAATTGGCCCAGGTGATCGCTTGCTTGACAGCACGATCGTGTTGTCCGTGCGAACAGCAACAGCGCGCTGGACGTGTTCGGCAAGCAACTTTTCTCCTGTGTGCAGTAGGCGTGCTTCGGCAATCATGTTTTTGGCTAGCGGTGTAAAGCGTCCTAGTTCGGCATAGCCGACGACGACTCGGCGGCGCTCGATGTTTGGTGGGCAGGTTGCGTCCACGGTTGGCGACAAGGCAAACCTAATTGTGGGGTCTTTGGCAAGTTCCTGCACGTTGTCCCACAGCTCTGTAATTGACTCGGCAATGAATGCCACGGTGACAAGCACCCGACCGTCCGACAAGTTGACACATCTAGTTGCGCTATATCGGGAGTCGTCAAGCGAAGACTCGATCGCCACGACCCCACCGCTAGGCACCTCACCTGTGTATTCCAAGGACGGCCAACGCCCAGGCTCAATCCAACCGCGCACGACCGACACCCAAAGGTTTAGGGATGCGCGCAAAAACGATGCCCGATCAGGGTTTGTTGATTCTTGCCTAATGGTGTCCATGTCCAACGTGTAACCGAGTGCAGGATTACCCCACGCCCATGACGATGGGTGCAACGGGTCAAGGCTCGGGTCGGGCGACCATTCCGCCATGTACATCGTGGACGGTTCGCCTTTGTCAATTGCTCGAATGCCAGCCTCACGCCAGCGCTGAAACAGCACCGATTCTTCCGTGCCAGCAGTACTAAAGAAACAGGCAAGAGGGTTTTTCCTAGCGCGCTGTGCCGGCAAGAGCCCCCCTTCGACGGAATCGGGGTTGACATCGAATAATTCGTCCACCACACATAAATCAATTGACATACCGTGACCTTGATTGGGCTTCAACGCCTTCACCCACCACTTGCTGCCGTCTGGCATCGTCGCCTGATAACGGCCGTACGACTTGACGATTTTGGCGCCGTAATACTCTTCAAGAATTGGTGACAAATCATCAAACAACAAGCAAGCCAAATCCAGTCGGTGAGCACCTGAAACAATGGTTTGTTTTTGTCCACGTATCTTTGGCATTTCAACTAACCAGGCGAGAATTAGTGCCTGAATAATAGTTGTTTTACCATTTTGGCGCGCCACCGAACAGAGCGTTGAGCGATGAACAAAGTGATTGTTCTCATCTACTGCAAGCATTTTTTCAAGTACATGCTTTTGCCACGGCATAAGTGTTACGCCAAGAACCTTCTGGGCCATGTCCCCCACAAGTCCCCCGAATGAGCTGACGTAGTCCGGGCTGATCGTTTCCAGTCTCGGCCGATCATGGTTGGTTGGCGCCAGTTCAGGCTGATCTTGGCTGGTGGCGACAAAATGATGGA